GTATAACCCTCTACTCCCGCGATCGTCATATGTGCGCATATTGCGGCTCGGTTTCTCAAACGGATCGTGGTTTGACTATCGACCACGTGATGCCTAAGTCTCGCGGTGGTACAAATATGTGGACAAATTGCGTAACTGCATGCCGTCCGTGTAATCATCGCAAGGGATCTAAGACTCCAGAAGAAGCGAAGATGCAGCTGCTGTATGTACCTTATGCTCCAACTGTTCATGAAAGAATGCTTCTCGAAAATAGAAAGATTCTTGCTGACCAGATGGACTTTCTAATGGCGAGCATTCCTAAGACTTCTAGAGTATGGAGAAATTGATATGAGCGGCAAAGGAAGCAAGCCACGCCCATTGAGCGTTCCGCAAAAACAGTTTGACGAAAGCTGGGACGCTATCTTTGGCGCGAAGAAAAAGACGGCTAAGAAAAAGAGCCTAAATAAAGAATCAGTTGCAGGATAGTTCAGCAGCAGAACACTGGACTCATAATCCAGGGGTCACGGGTGCGAGTCCCGTTCCTGCTACCATTTTATGGAGTTTATATGAAAGCAGTGATGTGGTCGAAAGTGATGTGTCCTTATTGCGATCAGGCAAAAAATCTTCTAGCCAGCAAGGGATACGAGATTGAAGAGCGAAAGATCGGAGATGGTTATCTGAAAGAAGAACTGCTTGAGGCAGTTCCTGGCGCTCGTTCGGTTCCGCAAATTTTTCTTGACGGTGAGTTGATCGGCGGATATACTGAATTGAAGGCTCACTTCGATTCGCAGCGCAAACCCAAAATCTACGAAAGTCCTGATAAGGGTAAAACAGTATACGAGCGCGACTTTGGTTCCTTGGAAAGAACTTTGGTGAAACATGTCTAAGAAAATATTATTTCAAGTCGACCAGTTAAGTTATCGTGGTGTACTCAGTTCTGTGTTAGAATTTGCCAAGTACAATCAAGAAGTGCTTGGCAACGAAAGCGCAATCATCTATAACTCTGTCGATCCACCAGGAAAAGATGTCGGCACCAAACCTGAGTTGATTGGGGAAGTTTCTAAACTTTATCCACTATATTCTTTCTCAAACGAATCTAGCCTGAATGCTACTGCATCAAAATTTGACTTTTGCTACTCTCAGCGCGCAGGGGTTCTCTATGACCCTATGGATGGAAACAAGAAACTTCCAGAAGTAAAAACTACGAAGTTTGGTGTTCATTCTGTATTTCAATATTACCAACCACATGGTGATGTATACACATATATTTCTGAATGGCTTGCAAAGGCTGTAGAAAATTTGTATGCGGAACATAATATCGGTCCGCAGAAGTTTGTGCCGTTTCCGATTAATCTACCGCCACCGAATCAAAACCTCAGGCTCACATTAAAAGAGAAACTAGGTATACCTTTAGATTCTTTTATTATTGGTCGATATGGTGGATTTGAAACCTTCGATTTAGAATTCGCCATGAAGGCAGTATTGCGAGTTGCTAGAGATAATCCAAAAATCGTTTTCTGGTTTGTTAATACTCATCCATTCGGTCCTAAAATGGATAATTTGATTTTTACTGGTCCATTATTCGGACAACAAGCAAAATCAAATTATATTTGCGCATGTGACGCGATGGTCCACGGTAGAAGGCTCGGTGAGTCTAACGGATTGGCAATCAGTGAGTTCCTTTTCCACAATAAACCTGTTCTTGCATGGGAAGGTGGTTTCGACGCAAATCATGTTGATATGCTTAAACCATACGATTTGCTGTACAGTGAAGATGAGCAAGATATTTACAATAGAATAGTTGATCTGCCGAATAGAGTTGGCGGCAACTATAAGCAAATAGTAGAAAAGTATAATCCACATAACGTGATGCGACAATTTAAGGAGATATTCCTTGATTGACAATTTTATAAATTATGTACTTTCTAGAGGCATGAACATTGACACAGTATATGACGTTGGCGCATGTTTTGGTGAGTTTAGTTTAAATTTAAGAAGAGAAGTATTACCCCAAGCAAATTATTATCTGTTTGAAGCAAATCAAGAATATCTAAACGATTTATTAGGTTTGGGTATGTCTTTCTATATTAAGGTTCTTTCTGACGGCAGAGAATATGTTGATTTCTACAAAGGTTTAAATACTGGTGATTCTTATTATAAAGAAACTACTAGCATATATGAAAATAAATTGGCAACTAGATTACCTGCTACAACTCTTGACAAAATAATAGAAGAGAAAAATTTACCGATTCCGCAGTTACTCAAACTAGATACTCAAGGATCTGAACTTGACATTCTAAAAGGAGCGACCAAGGTAATTGGAAAAACTGAGTTAATCTATTGTGAATGTCCAATTATTGAGTATAATAAGGATGCTCCAAATATAAATGATTATCTTCAGTACTTTAAGAGTTTTGATTATCTTCCTGTCGAGGTATTTCAAATTCATCGATCTGAAGATACGGTTTTACAATTAGATATTATGTTTATGTTGCGTCAAGCCAAATATTCTTATTTGAGCGTCAATAATATAATCAGGGTTTGACAAAACCCTGCCGCCTGGATGCCCCGTTTTAGGCGGTCCCCCCACCGATACCTCCCCCAAACCCATCGGGGCACCTGAGCGATTCTAGGAGGTCCTGGAGAGTCGCCTAAGTCGTTGATTCTATTAGGGTTTTTCTACCCTAGCCCCCGAACGCACGTAAGTCGTTGATTTCATTAGAGTTTCCTAAGTCGTTGATTTCATTAGGTTTTTTACTCTTGCGTTTTTTGCCGTTTCAGGCAGAATATGTCTATAGAGTGAAGTTTAACTAAGGAATCACGAAAATGACGAATAAGACCCTCATCGCCGCCGAGCGCGAAACCCTCAAGACCCTCATGACGCAGGTCCGCGAATCGCGTGCCCGTATCAAGTTTCTGGTCGCCGACCAGAAGAACGAGCGCGTCCTGACCAAGATCGTGCGCCAGGAAGCCAAGCGTCTCCGCGCCGAGAAGATCGCCGAGAAGAAGGCTGCTGCTGCCGCCAAGAAGTCTGAGCGCACGATGCGCCTGACCGCCAAGGCTGCGGAGCAGAAGGCTCGCCTCGAGGCGCGTCTCGCGGCTCTCGAAGCCAAGATCTTGAAGGCGAAGTCGCCGAAGGCTCTGAAGAAGGCGAACAAGAAGGCGTCGGCTGTGACGTTCATCTCGGCTGAGCAGGTCGCTGCGTAAGTCGTTGATTCTATTGAGTTTTTTGCTATTGAGTTTTTCTAGAATTCAAGCATAATAAGTTTATAGAGTTAGGAAAGAGAGAGAAAAGAAGATGCCTTGTTATAATGGTGATGACTCGTACGATCGTGGCTACAACAGCGCGTACAGCGAAGTGCGCAAGATGGAAAAGGTGGTTGAGAAGTTTGAGGCTGTCCTGTGCGGCATCATGCAGATTGACCCCACCATTGTTGACCGCATCAACTGGAAGGAAGTTGGCATCACCAAAGAGCAGCACATGAACTGGTGGAAAGAACACCAGAAGGAAGATGCTGCTCGCAAACTGCGCGAAGCCAAGGAAAAAGAACAGGCGAAGATTGAGCGTCAGTTGCGCAAGGAACGTCAGGAAAAGGCACGTGTTGCCCGTCTTGCGAAGTTGCGCAAGGAACTGGCAGACGCGGAAGCCGAAGACGCCAAGAAGAAGGCGAAGAAGAAAGTCGCCAAGCGTAAGTGATTGATTCCATTAGAGTTTTTTCTATTGCGTTTTTCTCATTTTCAAGTACAATAGTTGTATAGTGAAAGTAAAGGGACAAGTATGAAGAACTACCGAATCGCTTTAAAGAATACGCAGGGCGACTATCTCGAGATTTTCGACCACGAAGGCGAAACTGCCAACGAAGCAGTCGCAGCGTTTCTCGAGTACGTGACCGTTGAAAACGGTGAACTCATCGAGGTCACTATAATCGACCGCTATTGGGTTCGCGGCGAGCAGATCTAAGGGAATCGCAAAAATGAAAGAACAGATCGCATGGTACATTTTCACCAATTATCAACTTTCAAAATTCCCGACGCCTATCGCGGAATGGGTCTACGAGAACGTGGGGCTGTAATCTAATGTTGAAGCAAACCGTCACAATCATCGAAACGACGCAGGGTTTCCTGTGGACGCAGCAGGGCAAGTATTACAAGACTCTTGCCGCTGCCCGTCGCGCCATGGAGCGTGATGCCAAGGTGATTGCGAAGTCTCCTGCCGCCAATGGTGCAGTAGCAACTCTGTTTGAGGTTTATTGAAATGAATTCAGCACTTATCCAAATTTGGTTTGAAGGCGACGTTGGTGCAGCCAGCATCGAATATGTTAGGACGTTTAACGGTAATGCCGTGACCGCGCACAATCGTTTTTTAAAAGATGCGCAGCGCAAGTTTCCTAACTGGGCGCGGATTGAAGTAGAGGCAGTGTAAATGGTAGAATATCCGTATGTGTTCAGGATTTGGAACCAAACCACTTCCAGCGTTGGTCGTTCGCGTTATGTGAACTATGTCAGCAAGGTTGCATATGACAAACTTGCGCGTGAATACAAGGCACTGAGTGCCGAATTGAATGCACTGAAGAGGAAGAAGTAATGTTGAAGACAAATTTTGACCCAAATGAATTCGTTGCGTCATCGCAAATTGATGCGACTGTTGTTGGTCATGTCACGGTGTCCACGGTACGTCTGCCCAAGATGAAGCGTGACCCTGACCGTTGGGAAACATGCCTGTTCGATGACACCAACGATTCTCGCTCAGAAGTCGTTGCAATGTACACTTCCAAACTGGAAGCGCAGGTCAACCACAGTCGCATCGTTGATGCTTTGAAGTTTTTTAATGAGGGACTGAAATGGACAAAGGTCAAAACAACCACTATTACAATTTCCTAAACTCTCTCCGTGATACTGGCGTGACCAACATGTTTGGGGCTGCTCCATATCTTGTTGACGTGTTTGGCGTCAGCAGGGCTGAGGCACAAGAGATTCTTTTCCAGTGGATGCTTTCGTTTGAGGGGAATAAGTAATGAATGAGTTGAATGTTTATGAGAAGTTTGCTGCTGACCAGTTCCTCAGTTCTTATCCTGAGAACGTCAGTCTTGCTCAACTTTTTCTCATGCTGCGAGAGACTGACGAAGATGTTCTCGTGTGGGATCCGTTCTTTGATGCGGAACCAGAAGAGATTGTCGAAGCCATCACCAATATGATTGATGCGCTGCAGGATACTTTTGTGCCCAAGGAAGTTGCATGAACCGCTATGACGCTTTGCGCATGGCTGAAGAAGCGGATGCCTATGCTGATAAGAAACTTGGTCTTGGCGAGTGGCATCCCGACAAGCATGAAGTGCGGGACGAACAGTTTGCTAAACTTGTCGCCGCTGCGGAGCGCGAACTGTGCGCAAAAGAGTGCGAAACACTGCTACCAAGCCAGCGCATTTTTGATCAGCGGTATTACGAGGCTGTTGAAGATTGCGTTGCGACCATCCGTGCGAGGGGCGAGAATAATGGAACGTGATAAGTTTCTTGAAATGGCTAATGCTTATAACACGATGAAGAAGCAGCAGTTTGAATTGCTCAAGGAATATACTCTAGAGCATTGCGAACTGCGAGATGCGGACGGTTATCCAACCAAGGATTGCCTTACTCTAATCTCAGAGTGGCATCATTCTGACCCAACTGGCTGGTTTGAGTTTATCTCCCAGCAGTGGTATTATGCCAATTGGGGCTGGAACTCTCGCGTCAAACCTCATCGCTGGAAAGAAGATGAGTTTGTAACCATACACAATGTTTCTACCGCTGGCTGGTCGGGCAACGAAGCCATTATTCGAGCCATGGAAAAGAACAATATGCTTTGGTGGATGACGTGGTTCCAATCCCGTCGCGGAGGGCACTATATTTTCGAGGTCGAAAAAGCCTCGGCGGACGTAACTCGTTGATTTTATTAGGTTTTTTAGGGCGCACGTAAGTCATTGATTTTATTAGAGTTTTTTCTATTGTGTTTTTCCCGTTTTCAAGTACAATATATGTATAGTGAAGGTTAAGGAAAAAAAGATGATTCAAGTTTATCACCGCACGTGGACCGCCGAAGACGAGTTTACCGTCCTGGTGCATGGCAGTCCCGTCATGAACAACCCTCAGGAACTGGTCGCCGAAGTGCTGACCGACAGCCTCGAGGAAGCGTACCAGATGACGCAGAACTACAACGGTTCGTGGTCGAAGACGCGACTGGTGTTCGACGAGTACGATCGTCTTGTCGAGAACGAGGACTTCCACCCTGAGGTGTGGGTCAAGGCTCCGCTCCACGTTGTGGACGGTCGCGAGTACGGTCTGCGCTCCACCATGATGGGTGACATCCTGGTCAAGGACGGCAAGAAGTATCGCGTTGCGATGGTTGGCTTCGAAGAGGTTGCCTAAGATGAACAGCATCAATAACTGGCTCGAGTATGCGCAGATGCGCCAGGAAGAAAGCATGCTTGCGTATTACAAGCATATTAATATGTGCCCCACCTGCGATGGTCATGGCGACCATGGGTGCGACGACGAAGGTTTGCCGTATGTTTGCTATGCTTGCGGCGGCACTGGTAATTGGATCTAAAGGAAAAATATGAACAAGTTGAATTTCATGTACAACGGCAAGAACGTTCTGAGCATCGCTCGTGACCTGACCGACGCTGGTCTGGCTGAGGTGGCTCTCAAGATCGCGGAAACGCATCCCGATGTGTTCGCTCAGGCAGTCATCGGCGATGTCACGGCTGCTGAGGTCGTCCTGACTGGTTTCGGTAATATCAACATCACCCACGGACAACTCGAGTTTCTGCGGTCTCTCGGTCCGATGGACAAGGTTCGTGCGGTCAAGTATTTCCGCGAGGAGTTCAACTTGGGGCTGAAGGAAGCCAAGTTTTTGACCGAGGACTTGGCACGACAAGGTTACGTCAAGCACAAGACTTGGATTCCTGAGTGGCTTGCCCTGGAAACCCAGAAGGACCTCCGTGAAGGTTGGACAATAAAGCGAACGAACTCATATTCTACCAGCATCGGCGATCTGCTGAATCAGCAGTTGCGCGACAGCGACTGCTAATTGAATTGTCTGTTGCGCGTGGCGCGACGCAACAGACTCCCTTATTTGCGCTATTTTTTTATTATTGTTTGTGAGGAAATTTATTATGCGTAATCCAAGTGTTCAGGAATTGACGATCTATGAAATGCTGAAGAGCGGCAATCCCGTTGCTTTTGCTGACATGGTCAAGGCTGTTGGCGTCAAGGAAATCACCGTGATGACCTACATCTGCGCTCTGCGTCAGATTTGGGGTGGTGAGGTCGAGACGATCCGCGTCGGTCGCAAGGTCGAATCCTACCAGTTGAACAATGCTGGCGATCTGGCGAAGCACATGGTGCTGAAGGGTTCGGGTTTGGTGACCAAGACTGCCAAGGTCAAGGCTCCCAAGGCTGTTAAGGTCAATCCTATCAAGGCTGCTAAGGTGGCTGTCGCCAAGAGCAAGGCAGTTGTGTCTCGCAAGCCGAAGGCTGATGCCTTTGATATCCCGACACTCGACCGTGACCTCGATATCTCTGAGGTCAGCGATCGCGAGTTGGACGATCTGAAGATGCAGTTGGGTCTCTAATCTAAAATGGATATGGATTCAGACATCGATTCGCTTGAAGCCGTGCGCGATGCAGTTTTCCAATTCGTAACGGAACTGCTCGAGGAAGGTCACAAGCCGTTTGCTGTTGCTGGCGTGATGTCTAACATCGCGCTCAGCATGTATAAGACTTCTCTTTCCCCCGAGGACTATAATACGATGATGGATTATATCTTCCAAAACAGGGATCGAATCAATCGTATTGACCGCAATCAAGCATCGGTGCACTAATGAATATCTTCTACCTCGACCGTGACCCAGAACGTGCTGCGCAGTACCACTGTGACAAGCATGTTGTCAAGATGATTCTCGAGAGTGCTCAATTACTCTCTACGGCTCATCGTGTGCTTGATGGGGTCATGGTCGGGGGGAAGTCTAAGACTGGTCGAAATGTAAAGCGTTGGAGTTTAAATAATGAGTTTGATTCTGTCTATTATTCCGCGAGTCATGTCAATCACCCATCTGCTGTTTGGGTACGGGCTTCTCCCTACCATTACAATTGGCTTCACGCTCTATTCGGTCATCTTCTGACCGAGTACACGTTCAGGTACGGCAAGATTCACAAGTGCGAAATGCTGCTGAAACCTCTCCAACGGTTTCCCTCCAACCAGTCCTATGCTTCAATATTCGAAGAGCCGCCACAATGCATGCCTGACGATTCGAAGAACATCCTCTCTAGCGTCATAGCATACCGCAATTATTATTACAATCATAAGGCGAGATTTGCTAAGTGGTCTGTACGACCTACACCGTCCTGGTGGGACGATTATATTCCAATGGCGGCTTAGAGCCGCCATTTTTATTATAAATAAGAAGTACTGGTAGATGAGAGCAATAATGCTACGTTTTGTAGAATTTCTATCCGAAAAGAAACAGGAAGGTCATGGGTTGCATGTCTTTGACATCGACGATACCCTTTTTCACACGACCGCAAAAGTAAAGGTCGTGGACCACGAAGGCAATAGAGTTGACAATTTGAGCAACTCGAGTTATAATACTCATAAGCTCCCGAAGGGTCAGAAATACGATTTCAGCGAGTTTAGAGATGCAGCCAAGTTTGACGACGAGTCAAAACCGAATCGCCGCATGCTTTCGAAAATGAAAGCGATACACAATAATTCCAAGAAGAAGGACGGCAGCAAGGTTATTATTGCTACGGCTCGAGCCGACTTCGACGACAAGGATCGATTCCTAAATGCTTTCAGAAAGCATGGTGTTGATATCGACAATATTCATGTTCATCGCGCAGGTAATATGCCTGGGGATGAATCTGTTGCTGAGAAGAAAGCCAAAGTTATTTCTCAGCAAATCGAGAAGGGTGGTCACAAACGAGCCACTCTCTACGACGACAACGAAGAAAACTTGCAACATTTTCTTGCGCTCAAGGATAAGCATCCAGGCGTAAAGTTGCATGCTTTTCATGTACAACCAGACGGATCTTCGAAACGCTATCACGGGTGATTTATGCCAACTTATGAATTCCTGAACAACAAAACAGGAAAACTTGAAGAACATATGATGTCGATAAAGGCTTATGATGCATTTAAGGATAACAATCCACACCTAGAACGATATCACGGACAAGCTCCGATGTTCAGTTATAATGGACCAGGTGATGCTATGGGTAAAAAAACAGATAACACTTGGAAGGAGGTAATGGCAAAAATTGCCGAGCAGAACCCAAGAAGCCCTCTAGCCGACCAACACCTTCGTAAAGATACGAAGCGAATCAAGACTGACCAGGCTATTGACAAGGCTATGAAAAAGCAACAACAAAAGCAGGCAAAGCCCTAAGCGAGGATCCATGTCCAGAAAGAAACAGGCGAATACAATAACCATCAAAAGTGAACCTGATCTCGAAGACAGAAAAATAATTCCCCGACTCAAACCTTCCGAACTCCAATCATTCGACCCACTAACAGAAAATCAAGGTAAATTTTACGACGCTTATGCACGTGGTCACTATTTTATTATGCTTACTGGTAGCGCTGGTACTGGGAAATCCTTTATTGCATGCTACAAGGCAATCCAAGAAGTTTTTGAGAAAACTTCTTCTTTTAAGCGCGTGGTTATCGTTCGTTCTGCTGTACAGTCTCGTGATGTGGGATTTACTCCAGGGTCTCTAGAAGAAAAGATGAGTCTCTATGAACAGCCTTATATGCAAATTTATCATACGCTGTTTAATCGCCGAGATGCATACGAATCCCTAAAGGAATGTGGCAAGATTGAATTTATCTCTACAAGTTTTATTCGTGGATGTACGTTTGACGATTCGATTGTAATCGTAGACGAATGCCAAAATATGAACTGGGAAGAACTATCTACTATCATCACTCGCGTTGGTTATCGCTCCAAGATTATCTTCTGCGGAGACTATAAGCAGTCAGACCTCTACCGTAAGAAAGGCGACCTTTCTGGACTGAATAAGTTTCATGCGATCGCAATGACGATGGACTCATTCACAAATATTGAATTTACAACCGATGACATCGTGCGCAGCAGCCTTGTCAAAGACTTCTTGATTGCTGTTGATAAGTACGAAAGTAAAGAATTTTAAATTAGGAAATTATATTATGTTTAATCATGTGACTCACGAGTTCCCCAAACTTCTTCAGGAAAACACCGAAGGGCGTCGATTGTACGTCGCGCCCAACGGTGAGAAGTATGCCTCTGTAACTACTGTTCTGTCAGAATATGACAAGGAAGGTATAATGCAGTGGAGAAAGAAGGTTGGTGAGGAGAAGGCTAACGAGATTTCTCGCAAGGCTACCACTCGCGGCACTTCCGTTCACAAGGTTATTGAAACCTTCTTGAACAACGAAGATATCTCTCAGCACGATATGATGCCAAACGTCAAATCGCTGTTCTATCGTATGAAGCCAGAACTCGAGAAGATGGACAATATTCATTGTTTGGAAACTCGACTATTCTCCCACAAACTTCGGCTTGCTGGTACGGTTGACTGTATCGCTGAGCATAATGGAGTTCTTTCAGTCGTAGACTTCAAGACTTCCATTCGCCTCAAGAAGAAAGAGCATATCCAAAACTACTTCATGCAAGGCGTGGCGTATGCGGATATGTTTAGCGAGATGACTGGGCTTGAGGTCGACCAGATCGTAATTCTGATTGGCGTTGACACTGCAAACTTTGCCCAAACTTTGACCGTCAAGAAAGAAGAGATGGATGGTCATCGGCAAGAACTCCATAAATATATTGAAGCATACTACAACAAAACTTGACTTTTACTTGACTCTATAGTATACTAGACTATGTCGGGCTGTAAGGATATCCAAATGAACAAACTAATAACTGCTACGATTCTTGCTGCTCTTCTGGTAACTCCAGTAGCAAATGCATCAGATACCGATAAACTGATTGGAGCTGCTGTGGGAGCTGCCGTCGGTTCTACTATTGGAAAGGGCGACGGTCGTACACTTGCGATGGCTGCTGGTGCTGTAATTGGTGCTAGCGTTGCAGATAACAATCATCGAGAACGCGATCGTTACTACGAAGAAAACAACGCATACTATTATGGTTCTAATGGCATCTTCTATAGTCGCTCATATTCTGACATGGAAACATATTTCTATCGTCAATGCAAGAAACTAGTTCCCACTCGATATAATCGGAACCATGGAACGCGGAATGCTTGGATTAGTGGTTGTGTAAACCGTAAGGTTGCTGAACAGCAGGAAATCGAGAACGAAGCGTATCAAGAAGGTAGTGAAGGCGGTCATCGGTATCATCGCTAATAAATAAAAAATAATGGTAGTAAACCTTTAACTAAAGGCATCTTGGACGGGGGTGCGATTTAGGGAATCGCACTTTTTATAAATATGCATAGATAAGGAGTTTTTCTATGCATAAACATCATATAATACCGAAGTATATGGGCGGAAGCGATGATCCTTCTAACTTAATAGACCTGAGTGTAGAAGAACACGCCGAAGCCCATAAAAGATTGTTTGAAGAGCACGGTCATTGGCAAGACTATCTCGCTTGGCAAGGACTATCCAAGATGATTCCGAGAGATGAATTGATACGTCAAGTTCAGTCTGAAGCAGCCAAAGAAAAATTGAAGAGGTTAGGAAATCCATTTACTGGAACACAAACCCAAGGCAATTTTGCCATTAATGAAGAGTTTAGGAAACAAGTTGCTTCATTGGCTCAAACTGATGAAGCAAAAGCGAAACGAAAACAAACATTTAAAAATATCAAGCACCAAAGTGGAGAGAAAAATTCAAACTTTGGTAAAAAGTGGATATATAATCAAGAGTTAAAAATTTCTAAATGTATTCCGAAGTCAGAAGAAATTCCAGATGGTTGGAGTGTAGGTAGAAAGTTGATATGGTAGTATGAGGAAATCGTAAAAACGGCAAGACGGGGTTTCGATACCCCCAGCTCCACCAAAAGCATATTGCGTTGCCCTGAAATAGCAACGGTAAACAACTGAAAAAGGATTAGGTTGTTCCTTGCAGTATGCTTTTGATGGGGCTGACAGGTTTCGATTGGCGTATAATAGGAAGACTGACTACCCGAAAGGCGACGAACGTAATTCGCGCAAAAAAATGTAAATGCCAATGACGCATCTTACTATCAGGCTATCGCTGCTTAATTAGCACGTTAGTACAAGAGTTTTCGGTAGGTTTTCTTGGTAACAGAATAAACCTACCTTTTTTCACATCTATAGAAGATTATTTAATGAGAAGAATTGCCATATGCTTTTCTGGTCACCTAAGAAACTTTCTTACTGACACTGTATCTAATGATCTAGTGCAGTTTAACAATTTCGTAAAGGGAATTGAAGAGCATAGAAAGCAGGGAGACCAAGTTGATTTGTTCTTCAGTTTATGGGAAACGCATAATGCGCAAACTGCAAGATATCGCCATAACATAGATTCAAAATTAGTAGACAAAGAACTATTGTCTTTTTTGAAACCAGTAGAAATAGAAATTGAAATATTTGGAGACATGTCTCCAATGTTTAATCTTCGCAATTTTTCTAGCGATTATGACTTGGCTGGGCTCATCTACAACTCTGCTGGATATTTCCATAGCACTCCAATGTACTATAAGATATATCGAGCAAATTTGTTAAAAAGGCAACACGAAGAAAAGAACGGATTTAAGTATGATGCTGTAGTTCGATATAGATCGAACATTCAACTAGAAGCACCTCTACACATTGGTGAAGTTCTACCAAATACTTTATGCGTTCGCGGCTCAGCATTCCCAAATAGAAAATATGAGCATTTTATTCCTGGAGAAAAGGTTCGGCAGTTTGGGCACACGCACGACAGCGATATCTTACAAGACATCTTTTTCTACGGAGATTCTAAAACTATGGATAAAGTATGCGACCTATATAATAATTTCTCGCACATCTTAAAGAATCATGGTCTATCAGACCCAGAAAGAATGTTATATGACTGGTGCGTTTATGATTGCGAGTTGGATATAGAAAAAAATCCTAATAAATTTAAATATCGTGTGACAGTATGAACAAACTTATAATCTTCGATCTGGATGGTGTGTTACTCGATAGCCGCGACATCCACTATGACGCGCTAAATGCTGCCTTGAATAAGATAGACGCAAAGTATGTTATCACTCGCGACGAACATCTAAGTTTATATGACGGGCTTTCTACAACTAAGAAGTTAGAAATGCTCGCTAAGAATAAAAGCCTTCCTTCAGAATACAACAATCAGATTTGGGAAGATAAGCAGAAAGCGGCGCTGTCCATCTTCAACAATCTCCAAAAAGATTTTCGTCTAATAGAATACTTTTCTCGATTGAAAGAGCAAGGATTTCAAATTGCTGTAGCAAGCAACAGCATTCGAAACACAGTAAAGCTGGTTCTAATAAGACTGGGTATTCTGGAGTTCGTAGATTACTACGTTTCTAATGAAGACGTAAAGCGCACCAAGCCATTCCCTGAAATGTATTGGCGTTGTATGATTGCGTGTAATGCACTACCAAAGAACACAGTTATCATTGAAGACAGCCACATTGGTAGACAAGGTGCTGTGGATAGTGGAGCACATCTTATTCCTGTAGAGAATAGATTTGACTTGAACGTAGACAAGATTACCAAAGCGATTGAATACCTCAGTCAAGATAGAGTAACCAACATTCCATGGAAGGCTCAAAACATGAACGTGCTCATCCCTATGGCTGGTGCAGGAAGCCGATTTGCTTCAGCGGGGTATACCTTCCCGAAGCCATTAATTGAAGTGAACGGCAAGCCAATGATTCAGGTTGTGGTTGATAATCTAAACATTGAAGCCAAGTATACTTTTATTGTACAAGAAGAACATTATGAAAAGTACAACCTCAAGTATCTCTTAAATCTTATCGCCCCAGGATGCAACATCGTTCAAGTCAACGGAATCACGGAGGGCGCTGCTTGCACTACTCTGCTCGCTAAGGAATATATAAACAATGATGAGCCTCTCCTCATTGCGAATAGCGACCAGTTCCTGGAGTGGAACAGCAACGAGTGCCTCTACGCATTTAACGCTGATGGTATTGATGCAGGTATTGTTACTTTCAAGAATACGCATCCTAAGTGGTCATACGCTCGCGTGGGTGAAGATGGGTTTGTTGCAGAGGTTGCAGAAAAGAAGCCAATCAGCAATGACGCTACAGTCGGCGTTTACTTTTGGAAACATGGCTCCGACTATGTGCGCTGCGCAGAGCAGATGATTGCGAAAGACATTCGAGTAAACAACGAGTTCTACGTTTGCCCAGTGTTTAACGAAGCAATCCAAGAAGGTAAGAAGGTTCGTATCAAAGAAATCCAGCGCATGTGGGGCATCGGTACGCCAGAAGATCTAGATTATTTTTTAGAAAATTTTAGGGGATAATTGTGGAAACTATAACATTTGAAGATTGGGTCAATAAAACATCTGGATATAGTCACTATGTTGACTGGCAAAAAAGTAGAGTGAATAAATTAGTCTCAATTTTTGGTGCAGATTTTTTTCGCGGCAAAACTATTCTTGAGTTGGGTGCAGCCCACGGCGATAATGGATCAATGCTAGCAGCTCTTGGTGCTCAAGTTACATACGCAGAAGGTAGAAAGGAAAATGTTGAGGTGATTAAGCAGAGATATCCAGAAGCAGAAGTTATCCACCTCAACCAAGAAACTGACTGGGATCTCGGTAAAAAGTTTGACATTGTACTACACTGGGGAGTTTTATATCACTTAGATAATTGGAAACAAGATCTAGAATGCGCAGTGCGACACGCTGATCTAATATTTTTAGAATCAGAAGTCGGTCGTAGTAATAAAATAGATTTTGAACTAAAGTTACAAGAAAAACCTCTATATGACCAAGCGGTAAATGATCGTTGCATGGGCACTAGACCCTCAGCTGCAGCTGTAGAAAATTGTTTGTCGAAGTTAGGATGCATCTTTCGCCGCCATGACTCTAACGATATCAATAGTCGATTTCATACTTATGATTGGGTTATGCCAGATCCTGCACCAGATGATTTTATTACAGGATTTAGAAGATTTTGGATAATTATGAAAACTTCGTAAAATAGAAACTTTTTGGAGTTGGCGAAAAATGGATAAAAGAGATTACACGATAGTAATTCAAGGTAAGATTCACGAGCGAACCATAGAGATGTGCAATTTTCATAGAGATATGGAAACGATTGTTAGCACATGGGATTCAGACATACCACATGAACAATTTTTGCAAAAAGCACTTAGACCAAATCTAACTATAGTGAGCAATCCTCTTCCAGATACAGAAAATATTAATAATGTTGGAAATAGATACTACCAATTTATGTCCAGTTTACATGGCATGCGCGCAGTAAAAACAAAATTTGCTATCAAAGTTAGATCAGATGAATACTATTCGAATTTAGATCCTATCATTGCTACATCTATTTCTAGCCCTGAAAAGATGATAACCAATGATGTCTTCTTTAGAAAAACAAAATTTTATCAATATCATCCATCAGACCATCTGATGGCTGCGAAAACTGAATATATGATTTCCCTCTTTGAAGAATGTTGCATTATGTGTAAAAATAATTATTTTTGTGTTTCCGAGCAAATTATAGGTATGACGTATATTGCTCAGCAGGAAAGTAGAGCATCAAATCAAAAGTATTCTTATTTGGATCTTCCAGCAATTAATCGACCAGAAAATTTTTTAGCAATTAATCAATTGATGGTTAAACATTTTGACATAGTTAGCAGCTTTGAATTGGGCAATTTTTATGTTACTGCTAATTTCTTGAAAAATTTTTGGAACGACTGCACATACTATATTGCCGATCCAACTGATGTTCGTAATTCTCATTCTCTTGCGCAAGAACTATGATTAAAATTGCGCATCGTGGAAACACCAAAGGACCTAACAAAGCAAGAGAAAACTCGCCTGAGTATATTCTTGAGGCTATTGCTCTTGGGTATGATGTTGAAATTGACCTTTGGGTTGAACCCGCAAAAGATTGGTTCGACGCTAAGTTATTCTTGGGACATGATGAACCTCAGTACAGTATTGACTTTCGGTGGTTAATCAGGTATAATAGAAGTCTGTGGGTACATTGCAAGTCAAAAGAAGCGGCTGTTTGGATCTCAAATTTTGCTAAGTTTACGATGACGGAATTGAATTACTTTTGGCATGAGAACGATACGATGACCCTGACCTCTAAGAAATTTTGGTGGGTCTATCCTGGTAAGCAGCCTGTGACTGGAAGTATTGCAGTGATGCCTGAATTATATAATGACGATATATCGCAATGCATTGGAATTTGCAGCGACTATCTCGACTAGTGAGGCTAAAATGCAAAAGAGTATAACCCATAGTCCTATGGACTTGGTGCGTATGTGCGCGTTTATTTTCTTCGCTTCCCTCTCTCTTTTCTTGGGAAAAGAAATCTATGAAGCCAACCTTCGATACAAGAATCTAGAGTACGAATTGTACAACAATCAGAAGTCTGCTGATGACATCATCAAAGACCTCCGCAAGAAACTTTCCCACGTAGACTTTATTCGTAACGAGACTGAATGTCTTGCCAAGAACATTTACTTCGAAGCAAACCTAGAACCAGTTGAGGGTAAGTTGGCTGTCGCTACTGTTACGATGAACCGAGTGCAAAGCCACGTGTTCCCAAGAACTGTTTGTGGTGTTGTGCTTGACCAGAGTAGTAGGGGTTGTCAGTTCTCTTGGGTTTGTGACGGCAAGTCTGACATTATCCACGACCGCCGTGGATATATCGAGTCTGTTAAAATTGCCGAAGATGTCTTGCTTTCTAACCGCAGATCGCGTATAATAACTCCTGACGTTTTGTATTACCATGCAAATTATGTTGACCCAGCATGGGCAAAAACAATGAAATTGTTCACTACTATTGGTGCTCATATCTTTTATAGGAAGAAGTGATTATGGAATATTATGAAGATAAGTTTCTCCACCACGACGAGAAGTTGGACTATTCCGATGTGTTGATGGTTCCGTGCCAAGGAGATGTTGCTTCTCGTAGTGAAGTAGAATTAGAATATCCTACTGGTGTGATCCCAATTATCGCCGCAAACATGGACGGTGTTGGAACTTTTGAGATGGCGAAGTCTTTATACAAGCATAAGATGCTAACTGCTCTCGTAAAGCATTACTCCCTCGAAGAACTCGTAGCATTCTTCCAGCGTGAAGAGGCGTCCAGGAACTGCTTCTACAGTATGGGTATCGGCGAAGATGATATGACTAAACTGCACGAGTTTATGACTCATGTTACTATTGGCGAAATTAATTCACCGTACGGTATTTGCGTCGACGTTGCAAACGGATACACAACGCAGTTTACTGATGCCTTGAAGCGAATCGTTGACACTTACCCAACCATGCCTATCATGGCAGGTAACGTAGTCACTCCTGAGCAGGTACACGAACTGTCGCTCATCGGAATTGATATCGTAAAGGTGGGTATCGGTCCTGGTTCTGTTTGTACTACTCGCAAGTTGACAGGCATCGGTTATCCACAGTTCTCTGCAGTACTTGAGTGTGCGGACGTGCATTCTGTTTGTGCAGACGGTGGTATCACTTGTCCTGGAGATGTCGCCAAGGCATTCGGTGCTGGCGCAGACTTTGTGATGATTGGCGGTTTGTTTGCTGGTCATGAAGAAGGACTGTCTCCTGAGCGTAAGGATAAAGTAGAATATATGAGCAACGTCCATTTTTATGGAATGGCGTCAAAAGTTGCGCAGGATCTACATAATGGTGGTGTGGCTGACTATCGCGCATCTGAAGGTAAAGAAGTCATTTTGAAGTACAAGGGACCAGTAGACCGCACTGTAAATGAAATGCTAGGCGGTCTACGCTCGGCTTGTACTTACCTTGGTGCACGTAATCTAATGGAACTCAGCGACAACGCTCGATTCGTTCGAGTCAACCGCCAACTCAATAACATCTTTGGGAACGGCTAATGCTACTACAAACTAAGAGTGTAAAGAAAATGGCAACTCGAGAAGAAAAGAACAAGTTTTCTATCATGATAATCGAACTTGCCCAGCGAGATAAGATTGACCACATGGATGCAGTCGCAACATATTGCGAAGAGAACAACCTAGAGATCGAGATTGCTGCTACGCTAATCAATGATTCTTTGAAGAGTCTTATCCAAGGCGAAGCGCAAGAACTGCGTTATCTACCAAGATCTAGTCGACTGCCTATATGAGTTGGCAAGTTATTGTTTGGAACATCTTCATCTGGACCTTTACTGGTGCAATGATTACTCTGAACCACGCTTCTTTGTGGTGGCTAATCATTCCAGGATTGTTCACTGCATGGAACAATGGTTCTGAGTTAATGAAGAAACAGGAAGAACAGGTAGAGAAGTTGAACAAGCAGCTCGAAGAATTGACAAGGATAGCAAAGAGAAATGAACGGTTATGATTTATATTGTCTCTACCAATCCATCAAGTTACACTTCACATCTGAAAACTATAACTTCTTTCAGTATGACGGAAGAACAAGAGTATCGGTAGACTCATTTGAAAAGCGAAAAGACAAATTCCTCTTTCATCGACTGGCGAGAAAATACGACTCTGCTGACATGGTTAGTTTTCTTGTTGCCAATTTTATTAACAGTGACACTAATTGGACAAAGTCGCTCTTGGAAGAAGCTGCGGAAGAAACTTTTCGGGAGTGGAGAAGGGTAACAGACTCGATGAGTCGAGTCTATGTTGAGCAGTTGAAAAGTATCTGCTCTGACCCAAAAGAGTTTAATAGTTTATTCGAAGTCAAGGATGGGCAACACCCGAAGTTGCTAGCGCATTTCCTACAAGGAGATATCCGTATTGAGGTTCTTGTGATTCTCAATAACATCTTTGACTTCTTTCGAATTTGGGATAAGAAGATAGACGATGATGTCATCTATCCCAAGATATCAAGAAGAGTTCGCAAGTATGGAGCATTCTTGACTGTTGATGTTGACAAATATAAAAAGTTGACTCGTCAGGCTTTACTTTCTGATGAAAATACTATATAATAGTATGGTGATGAAGAAAGTGGACAAAAAAACATACTATCAATACTAATATACAAGGATATACTAATATGACATTTGCAAATTTGAAGAAGGGTTCGTCGCTAGATAAGTTGAAGAAGGCTGTTGAGCAGTCCTCGAGTGGCGGCAGTTCCCAGAGTAAGTACGCGGACGATCGCGTTTGGAAGCCTGATGTTGATGCTTCTGGCAACGGTTATGCCGTAATCCGCTTCCTTGATACTCCAGCAGTTGACGGTGAAGATGGCATGCCTTGGGCTCAGATTTGGTCCCATGCGTTCCAGGGTCCAGGCGGCTGGTACATCGAGAACAGCCTGACTACTATGGGCAAGGCTGACCCTGTGTCTGAAATGAACACTGTTCTTTGGAACAGTGGCGTTGAAGCCAACAAGGAAATTGCTCGTAAGCAGAAGCGCAAGCTGACCTATGTCTGCAACATTATGGTCGTCTCTGACCCGAAGCGTCCGCAGAACGAAGGTAAGATCTTCCTCTATAAGTTTGGTAAGAAGATCTATGACAAGATCAGCGAAAAGATCGAGCCGAACTTCCCTGACGAAAAGCCGATGAATCCGTTCGACTTTTGGAAGGGTGCAAACTTCAAGCTGAAGGTTCGTAAGTATGAGGGTTATCCCAATTACGATAAGAGTGAGTTTGATACCACGTCTGCTCTGTTCGATGGTGACGACAAGAAGATTGAGCAGGTTTGGAAGAACTCCTACTCGCTCAAGGAAGTTGTTGCCCCTAGCAACTTCAAGTCGTACGAAGAACTCAAGGCTAAGTTGGACAAGGTTCTAGGTGCTGGTGGCGCAAAGGGCGCAGCTGCTCCTAAGATCGAGGATGACTCGGCACCTTGGGAAGAGCCAAAGCGTTCGGCTCCAGCTCCTCAGGCTCGTAAGGTAACTGCTGAAGAAACCAACGTCGATGATGACGATATGGCATTTTTTGAGCGTCTTGCACAAGACTAACTATTTGTGATTCGACTGGGATAGATGTTTACTTGATTGTAAATGTCTATCCCAGTTACTTTTTCCTCTCACAGTTTTATTGCAACAATCGCATATAAAACTTTTTCTATTTTTAGCCTTTTCTGATAATTTGATTCTGGTTTCTTGTGAGTGGATTTTTCCAAACATAGGAGAAGTTTCGCCGAAACGATGAATACCATACATTGGATTTAGATTGCCCAGCCTGGCTTTACTTTTCTTTATTTTAGTTTCTTCTGAGTCTTTGCGCCCAGTTCTACCCTTTCTAATTGCTTCTTTATGTTCCTCAGATATAGTTCCACCTTTATTGGTAAAATTCCATTTGGAATAATAATCAGTTGGCGTAATAGATAATTCTTGATCTGGATGAAATTGTGTTGGGTCAAACTTTGTGTTGAGAATTTCGCAAAGTCGTTTAGAAAAATTATAAGTATACATGCTGGCACTCCTGTTTAGTGTTAGAGTCGGTGGATACTGGTAATATCGCGACCGACACCTTTATTTAGTATTTTTTTCTTTGAAAAATTAGCAGCAGACTGACGCAAATAAAAACGTCCGAATTATGTACGTCTAAACAACGGTTCAAGTGACGTTTTGGAAGGAGAGCTTCGGCTCTCCTTTTTTACACACGTCGATATTCAGATATACCTCTGTCAAGATTTCTTGCTGTGCGGAATTCATTTGCATTATCCATTGCCAAAGTATTCGACGCAACCTTTTTACCAAGTTGTGCAGTTCCTGCACCTAATGCAGCAGTTGACTGAGCCACGCTAGCAACTTGCTGTTCTAGATTTGATAGTCTTGCATCTAAATTTTGATTACTTGTTTCTATTTCTTCCATTGGTTCTACTGGCGGTAGCATTGGAGCTTGCGTTGATGACGTTTTCATCTGAGGAACTGGTGGCTGCACTACTTCAGCACTTGGCTGTTGAAATTGAGTTTGTGGAGTTAGTGCTTCGAATGTTGTTTGGATAGGAATAAGTTTTGTCTTACCCTTTGGTCGCAATGAGCCAGAAAGCAGCAACTGTTTCACATCCTCAGCCGCCTTAACTTCTGCTTCTCTTCTAGCAGTAACATTACCGATATTCGTTCCAGCAAGATATGCCCTCAAAGATGGATAATATTGGTCAGGATAATCTTTTGGATTAAATCCTTCAATAGTCATCTTAGATGGTTTGGCTGCTTCACCATAGTTGATTCCTTCGCCCATCTTAACATCTTCAGCCTCGACAGGGACAGAAGATGGTTGGATAGGTGTAGGTTTTGGTTTTATTTTTCTTGGTGATGCAGTTACCATAACCTCAAAAACTTCTTCTTCGGTTGATGGTGTTGTTGCTGCAGCTGTTTCTGTTGTTTGTGTCGCTACAACTGCGGGTGGTGTAGTAGCTGCTGCTGGGGTCGCAGGAGTTACTGTTGCTGCAGTAGGTTCTGTCGAAGGTGTCGCAGTTGGCTGTGACGTAGAATAAGAAAGTTGGCTCGGGTCAGCAGGAATTATTAATGAAGTATCGCCCTGCACCACTTTCTGTTTTGTTTCTTGTGGAATAGTAAGAGTTTGCCCAACATTGTCTTCGGCTATTCCAGGAGCAAAGGTCGAAACAACAGTCGACGCTTTTCCTGCTACACCAGTATAAGCCGTTCCATCAGGATTTTTTGCACCAACAACATTGTTCATTCTGTCGTAGGCATCTTGTTCGTATTTTGTGAGACCTTGTCCAGTATTAACCTTTTGCTGCAAATCGCTCTGGTATATGCCCGACTCTTCGTCAAACTTACCAGTTCTTCCCTTTTTCGCGCCAACCGCTGCTTGTTCTTGTGCTGTAGGTTGAGCCAACATCTGATAAGCTCTCTTACCCAATTTCGCTGGCGGCAGACCACTGTATTCAATTTCTTTGAGGTGGTTATAGATATATTCAAATCCATCAGATTTAAACAACCCTGGATTGAAAGGTTGCCACTCAAGAACAGGTGTTGACATCATTTGCTTGACGACTGTACCGTCAGCTTGTACTATTTTATTCGCCTCTCCTGTTTTTGGATCAATAACCTCACTAACCTTTTGAACTGTGGCGGCTTTATATCTTTGCCCATCAACCCAATACTCATCGCCGACTTTACCAGCAGGATATTTTTTAGCGATATAATCTGAAATCGTTTGCCCTTCTGCAATTTCTGCAGGTTCCCACCCACGATCAAGCTGCTTGCCGCTCATCATGGCTGTGCGCTGCTGCTTTAATTTTTCTATTTCTATGTTATTATCAAAATCTAACTTTATCTTAGTGCTTTCTGTCAAATAAGGCGTGGACTTAGACCCACCAGTTTCGGTCAATTTTTTAATTTGCTCATTAAGTTTTTGCAGTTCTTCGTTCTTCTTGCCTGAGAACTTGAACGATTTGTCTGGTTGCTCAACATATCCACCAGCAATGGCTTCTTCTCTAGAAGCAAATCCTGTTTGCATCAGAGTGTAATTTGGCGATTGCTTTAAATTAGTGTCATAGGTCGATTCATATGCCTTCATTGCTTCTTTTGGACCAACAAAGACATATGTTCTGCGCCCTCTAGCACCAGGAAGTTTCTTGTATCCCTTCTGAGCAGCCAGTTCGTCGTCAACGTCACCGTTTTTGTTTACGAGATCTAGTTTTTTCAAATCGTCCGCAGTATACACTGTGTCGTTTGAAACTACATCATATGAAGTTCCTTGGGAAATATCGTCTTGTCCAAAAAGTTTTTCGCGAACGCCGATCTCACCCTTCTTCGCTTTTTCTGCTCTTTCCATAGAAACATTGGCAGGACCAGTCCAATCCTTAGCAGCCAAAACTTTATCAACATCATTAAATTGGTCTGGCTTAACTAGCGTCCAATGTGGTGGCGTCACATATACTCCACCCTTATATTCTGCGCCAGGGCGAGGTGTGGCGCTTTTAATTTCTTTGGTGAAACGATATTTCTTACCCTTGACGAAGTATTCATATCCGTCTAATGGGCGTGAGTTTACTCTATAGAGATAATCCAATTCTTTTTCATCAACACCGAACAAATACTTTGCTTTAATAGCAGCATTTGCTTTGTCTGCATATTCTTGAGTAACTTCCTGACCTTCTTCTAATTGAGATGGAAGCATGTATTGAGTGGCACCTGCACCCATACCACCAGATCTAGCGATACCTGCCGCTGTAGCCCCACCTGCGCTAGTTCCTCCAGGTCCTGGAGTCCCTGCAGCCTGACTTTTTGTTGCTGCAGCTCTTTGTGCATTCGACCCAATCGTTTCAACGTATTTCTCGTCCATCAACTGGTTTGCATAGTCGATACGTTTTTGGCGGTGTGTTCCTTTAGAACGCTCATACATTGCATCAATAACGTATGCTGCTGTTGATGCGTCTTTTGCAGTTTGTAGAGCCTTGCCTGCTTTAGATTCAGTATTGTTTAATTCCCAGTTAACAAACTCGAGCTGTTCTTCAAACCCCGCTTGCTGAATTGGCTTTTTATAAATTTCTGAGAAATTAGTCTGTCTATCTGCATGCCATTGGGCGAGACCATATGCCTTTCCGCCATCTCCCAAAGAATTGGTAATTAAATTTGGGCTAGACTCAGCCATAAGATTGCCAACAATACCTGCTGCCTGTTCTTTGGTCCAACCTTTATCTTGGAAAAACTTCAGAGCAGATTTCGCGCTACCTGAATCTCTAACGCCTAGCAATTCACCTGTCGTTGCTGATGTAGTTGTTTGTAATGATGAAACTTGTGCTGGTGTGCCACCTGTTGAACTAGATGATCCACCTGTTGAACTAGATGATCCACCAGTGGACCCCATAGCACTAGTTGCCCCTATTGTTGCAGCAGCACCAGTCGCCATACTTGCTGCTTGCTGCGCAACTTCAGCCTTTCTTCTGTCTGACCCTTCATTACGAATTTCTGCTGGAACGCTACCCTCATGAATCATCTCAAAGAGTTTTTCACCAACATAGTCGGTAGGTTTGTCAGTAAATAAAGAAAGACCGAGACCGCCGACAACTCCAAACGCCAACCCACCAAGAGTCCCTAATGGACCAAGTGTACTGCCAATAGCGCCACCGAGTAATGTCATGGCTGCAGGGACGCCAATCATCTGTACGATATCAGCGTACCCTTCAGACATTCTTTTTTTGTACTGTTGAAAATTTATATTTCTGTTTTCAAAATCAGCATGATAACCAGACATTGCCGAAATTTCATATGCGATTAGTGCAGCAGAAACGGCAGGAAGAACTTTTCCTGCATTGCGAAGAACTTTGCCGACTGCTAACCACTTGCGATCGGGTTTTATTGTTGGGTTTACGAAATTCCCGCCTTTAGCAGCAGTTAAATTGCTAACATATTGCGTTGCCTTAGCCGCAGCATCAGCTCTGGTCATGCCTTCTCTAATGTATCTGTTGGTAAGGCTTCTAACTTGTTTAACATACTTGACTTGTGTATTGCGAGCAGCTGGATCCTTTAAGAATCCGTAGCCACCGCCTCTCGCATTTGGATTTGCTCCAAGTCCTGCAGCTCCTGGAGTGCCACCAGCTGCTCGAACATTAGCAGCTCCGCCAACTGTTTTTCCAGAAATTATTCTGGATGCACCGCGAGCCATTCTTATTGCTAAAGGTGCAGTGGCTACTAATCCACCCGCAGATGCAGCCATCACTGCAGAATCTTTCTTCTGGCTAACGTATTCAACAAGTCTATCTTCGTTGGGAAGTTTACCTTCCATACGATCCATAGTATTTTGAATCGCCTTCGGTAATGCAGAAAGGGAAATTGCTGTTGCGCCAATACCTAACGCACCGAGAATTATTCTTGCAATACCTGCTTCACCAAGTTTCCCTAATATTGAAGAAAGAAATCCCTCATCCTTTGCTGGGTCGACTTTTGGATCTTCTTTCTTTTTCTTTTCCTTTTTTTTAATAGTCGAGCCGAGCTTACCCTTCACTTTCTTCAAAGTTTCGAGTTCTTTTTGAATATCTTCCAATTTACCCTTGACCGACTTGGCTCTGAGAGGAACTCTCATAGAACTTGGTCCGCCCATTGGATTTGGTCTACGACCACCCCTAT